TCCCCGCGCACTGCACGCACGCGGCGACGTGGCCGACCAAGACGCGCGGCTCTCGGTAGTCCCCGCAGGCGTCGCACGGGCCGGGGTAGCGGGCGATGCTGGCGCTCACTTGTCACCGTCCTTATCGAGATCGTCGAACGCGCCGCGTGCGTTGAACCGGAGCGGCTCGCCGATCGTGACGTTGACCGTTCCGCCGTCGCGGGCGATGCGGTGCCACATGGCAGCCAACGTGCGGGCCTCGTCGCGCTCGCGAGTGAGTTCGGCGATGCGGTGCAAGAAGTGCTCGCGCTCGTAGGCGCCGCAGTGCTCGCACACGGCCTCGCCAACGAATTGATGGCCGCAGGCGCTCACGGCAGCGCCCTCGCCCACAGGACCACGACGACGGCAGCGACGAGCAGCGCCGCGCCGGGGAGGGCGTCGATCGAGATCATCGGTCGTGCTCCCCTCGCTCGATGTCCAGCGCCAGATCGGCGGGGAATGCGACTCGCCCCCGGGCTTGCTCGGCCCGCAGCCACGCCACGATCTTCTGACGCTCGATATCGACAGCCCACTCGGCGATCTGCGGATCTTCCCGCAGCGCGCTCGGTGTGCGCCGCTCCCGCAGCAGGCGCACGCACTCGTCGGCGTTGACGCTTGGGACCTCGTCACCACTCGCTGCCAACGCTGCCCACACGAACGCCCACGCCTGCGCCTCGACGTCGTCGAGGTCTTGGATCTTGTCTGCCATCATCGTCCTCCCTTCGTCGCCAGCCACCACCGCCGCCGAGAGATCGCGCGCCCGCGGTCGCACGATCCGCTCGCATAGAAAGCCCACCGCTCCGCCTCGGGGCGATGCGCGCACGCCTCGCGCGAGGCGCGGAGCATCCAAAGCGCATGCCGCGCAGCCTCGACCATCGAGCCGCACACAAGCGCCCGCGTCGCGCCGTACACGTGGATCTGCCACGCGGTGACCGCGTGCCCGTTGTCCCCCGTGCGTCGGCACTCGGCGACGTCGCGCGCGAAGTGACTCTCTTCCGCCGCGAAGACCATCAGCGCCCGGCGCTCGCCCTCGTCGCGCGTGACCGCCTCGATGGCTGAGGCCACCTCGTACCGATGCGCGAGGTCATCGGCCGAGGCGAGCGGGAGCCACTGGTGGCTGAGCAGGACGAGGGCGAGGCCGGTCATATGTCAGAACAGGCCGTTGCCCACAGGCTTGCCGGCGAGCTTCGACAGGAACGTGCGCGTCTCGCGCTCGCCCATGCGGTCCTTCTCCGGGATGCCGCCGGAGCCGGGGACGACCACGTCCGCGCGCATCCGCTCCTCGCCGTTGTACGTCTCGTACTTGATCTTGACCGTGCACTCGCGCGAGCCGAGCCCGGCCATGCTGTCGGTCCCGTCCCAGCCGAGCTCCTTGAGCCGAGCCACCGAGTAGGACTTGGCCTTCTCACCGAACGTGAGGAACACGGTCACGGTCTCGCCGATGTCGAGGAGCTCGACGTCGACCGTCATCTTCTCGTCTCCGGCCTGCGTGCGGCCGTACTGCTCCGAACCTTTGACCGCCTGCGCGCGGTAGGTGCCTGCTGCGATGCTCATGCGATTTCCTCTCCGTCGATTAGAAGTCCCTCGAACGCGTCCTCGTCGGGCACGTCGAGATCCACGATGCTCTGCGAGTAGCCGGGCCAGACGCCGGACTCCTCGCAGGCCACGAGTCGCTCGAACCACGCGACCCAAGTCTTGTGTCCTGCTGCGATCGCGCGGTCGGTGAGGCGCAGGACCGTTACCGCGTACGGCGCCTTGCTCTCCACCGCGATGAGCACGCCACTCGGGCACGTGCGATCCAGCGCGGCTTCGACGCCGTGCTGGTACCAGGCGAGCTGCGCGTGGTAGCCCATGCGGAGGGCCGCTCGCGAGAACAGGCCCGGGGACGCGTCCGTGGTCGTCTTCAGGTCCGTGATGAAGTCCGCGCCGATGACGTCCGGCGTCCCGCGGCATGCGCGGCCGTTGTGCGTCCACTCGATGCGACGCTCACGGTCGCCTACCAAAAACGGCGCGGCGACTGGGTCGTTCAGGACCGCGTCCGCGCAGTCACGGGCGCGGCGGAACTCCTGCGCGGTGATGATGTCGACGCCCTCGTTGTCGGCCTTGAAGTCGCTCCACGCCTTGCCACGGCGCTCGCCCTCGTAGACGGTCCAGGAGCCGTGACCGAGCACCATCGCGTGGACGACGCGGCCGAAAAGCATCGCGGGCGAGTCGTACGAAGCCTCGAGCGCCGCCCGGTAGTGAGCCGGGCTGCGTCCGATGTGCTTCAACGACGAGAACCGAACCGGGGCCGTCACGACTTCGGCTCCTGCGGCCGAACGCGAATGCATTCCTTCAGCTCGGGGCCGACCTGCGTGGTGGTCGCGTAGATCGCGATCTTCTTGCCGATCCACTTCGCCGTGTCGTTGCCGTAAAGGCTCGCGATCGTCCTCGCGTTGGTCTTGTTGAGGACGAAGCCGCGATCGATCCCCTTCAGCGTGAGAACAGGCTTGGTCTCAGCGGGGCCGGTGGCGTTCTTGAGCTTCTCGGCGGCGACGGCTTCGATCTCTACGACCGAGTCCTTGCCTACCTGAAGGTCCCACGCTCCGATGTACTTTGCATCGAACATGCTGCGCCAGTGGCTCATGACGCCACCCCCATGAGCGGCGAGTGCACGCCCTGATGACGCCATGAACAGCACGCATCGACCCACCCGACCACGTGCGCCTCCGCATCGGTTCGCGTCTTGAACCGCATCGCGCTCGTGCTGCGCTCGCCAGCGCACACCGTGGTGGTACGCACCAGCCAGCGCACGCCGGCCCCGTACTGGGCTCGCACCACCTCGCGCGTGATCACGCGGACCGAGTCGCCTGGGCCGTGCATGCCAAGCGTCGTACGCTTGACGACCATGGGGGCCGCGCTCACGACGCCACCGCCCGCGCGATGTTTTGCCGGCACTCGTCGCAGAACGCGAGCCGGTGCTTGCCGGGCCAGGTCAGCATCTTGGCGCGCGGCTCAATCGTCCGCTCGCAGGCCATGCAGTGGGTGCGGTCATCGGCCTCGATGATGCGCACCGAGGCGGACACGGCAGCGGCGGCGCGCTCCTGAGTCTCCTCCTCCTCACGCTGCGCCACGCAGCCGGGGCACACGCCGTGCGTCTCCACGCACTCGTACGCCTTGAGCCACGCCTGAGCATCGAGGTCGTTGGGCCACGACGCGAGCTGGGCCTGGACGCGCGCCAGGTCGCCGGCGATGACGGTGCCAGAGCCCGTGATGTGGTCCTGGCACTCGGGGCAGCAGGCGTAGACGCCGCCGCCGCCGCACTCCTCGCACCGAACTCGCCGCGTATCCAGGGGTGGGTCCTTGTCCTCGTAGTACCCATCGCCGCTGCACGTCGTGCAGGGCTCGTAGATCACCTTCCCCATGTGCGTCACCTCCTGGGACGCACTATGCTCCCACCCGGGAGCGCTGTCAACAGGGCGCAGGCGGAAAAGTGACTAGCGCATGAGTCGGACGGGCGGATCTACGTGGGCCGCGGTCGGCGACACCATCTCCACGTAAAGCCGGGCCCGATGCTGGGCCTCGAGCTCGGCGGCAATCTGCTCGTCGCCGCGCAGCGCCGCGGCGAGCCTGCGACGAGCTCGGCGCCAGGGGACTTGTCGCGCGTGCCCGTCTCGATTTTGCCGATCGTGGCAAAATGGACGCCGGCCTCGCGGCCTAGTTCGCGCTGCGAAAGACCGAGTTGGCTGCGAGTGGTGCGCACGCGGGCGCCGAATCCAGTGGGCACGCCGTTCATGTGCCTACTCGACGCTGCCCATCGCAACGGCCCGCACGAACCCATTTGACTGCGCACCCACTTGGGTGCAGGGTTCGAGGCTATGAGTTTGGGCACCAAGCGACTCGTGTACGAGGCGGCACGTCGAGGACTGAGCGAGCGCAAGTTGGCCTCGCTCCTCGGCTGCTCCCCATCGGCGGCGCACCGCTACCTCGCCGGCCTGCGCACGCCTGAGGGGCGCGTGCTCGTCGCCATCGAGCGCGAGCTCGGCATCCCGCCGGCTGAGTTTTTCGCCTGACCCATGCGCGTGCACGCTGCAATGATTGAGGATTACACGCGTTAAGCGTGAGGAGGAAGGACACATGAGCGAGCGAACAGTGACGGATGACCGTGAGTTCTGCGTGCGCGATCGGCGCATGGCCATCGTGTGTTTTCATTCGTGCGTGATCCGGGCGATGGCGCAAATGCGCGAGCATGGAGTCGGCGCGTCCGTCGTGCGCATCCGCAACGGCGAGCTGATTGCCCATCAGCCGCGCCACGCCAAGGATTGGGGGCGGGCGTGAGGACGCTTGAGCAAATCGCGGCGCTCCTCGGCGAGGACGAGCGGCGCGTGCTGACTGAGATCGCGCTGCGGCTCGAGGTCGGCGCGGCGCAGTACGGGGCGCTCGACATCGCCAAGGACAGGCGCCGGTGGAGCACCGAGGCGTCCGAGGAGTTCATGGACGCGGCGGTTTATCTGGCAATCGCGATGCTGCGGGGGCGCGTGGAATGAAGCTCAGGCCGTACCAGGAGCAGGCCATCGCGAAGGCCAGGCGCGAGTTCGAGACCGGCGGCAAGGCCGTGCTCGTCGTGTCGCCAACGGGCAGCGGAAAGACCGTGATGCTCGCGCACGTGGCGCAGGCTCACATCCAGGCCGACCCGTCACGACGCGTAGTGGTGCTCGTTCATCGGCGCGAGCTCGTCGAGCAGACGTTCCGAAAGCTGCTCGCGTTCGGTGTGCCTTCTGGGCGCGTCTTGGTGCACACGGTTCAATCGCTACTCACCAAGTTACCACCGAACGCGTCGATGCTCATCCTCGACGAGGCGCACCACTATGTCTCCGAGGAGTGGGGGCGTGTGGCAGCGACGTTTGCTGGCGCGCCCACGATCGGGCTCACCGCCACGCCAGAACGCGGAGATGGTAAGGGCCTCGGTCACATCTTCGATCGCATGGTCGTCGTCGCGCAGCCGCGTGAGCTCGTCGACGCCGGTGCACTGGTCGAGTGCGACGTCATCGCGCCGAAACGCCGACTCCAGGGCGGCGAGATCGCCCAGTCACCAGCCTCCGCCTACCTTACTCACGGCAACGGAGCGAGCGCCATCGTGTTCTCGCCCACCGTCGCTATCGCCCATCAGCACTGCGACGAGTTCCGCGCGTCTGGCGTCGACGCCGCGGTGGTGTGGGGCGCGATGGCCACCGAGGCCCGCGAGGATGCGATCCAAAGGTTTCGCGATCGCAAGCTCCAGGTGCTTGTAAACTGCATGGTGCTTACCGAGGGCTTCGATGCGCCGCATGCTGGCGTGTGCATCCTCGCGCGTGGAACAGGCACGACCGGGGCATTCCTCCAGATGGCTGGGCGTGTGCTCCGTCCGCATCCGGTCAAGCAACGGGCCGTGCTCATCGACCTTGTTGGCGCATCGATCGACCACGGGACGCCGCTCGACGATCGCGAATACTCACTCGAGGACGGTTTCGTAAAGCAGCAGCAGGCCGCCAGCGAGCACTCGTTCTGCCCTGCGTGCGGCGCCACCTGGTCGCCTCCCAAGTGCGACGGCTGCGGGCACGAGTCCGAGTCCATCACGCAGACCGTCACCGGCGACAAACTCGTCAAATACGAGCGCAAGCGTGCCGAGGGCGACGAAGCCAGGGCGCTCACCCTTGCTAGGTGGATCCGCGACGGACGCACCAAGCACTACAAGCCCGGATGGGCGCTCGCAAAGTACTCCGCCGTCTATGGCGAGAGGCCGCGACCGAACATCCTCGACGCAGCTCTCTACGTGGCGGGCATTTCATGAGCGAGCGACACTTGATGGACAGCATCCGAGCAGCGTTGTGCGCGGTCGAAGGCGTGCGAGTCTGGCGCAATAACGTCGGCGTCGACACCATGCGCGGCATTCGATACGGCCTCGGCGTCGGCTCGCCGGACCTCGTCGGTATCGCATGGGGCCGGTTCGTCGGCCTCGAGGTCAAGACGCCTACGGGTCGCGTCTCCAAGGAGCAGACCATGTGGCTCGACATGGTGCGGCGCTTCGGCGGCGTGGCTGGCGTAGCGCGGTCCGTCGAGGACGCGATCGCAATCGTCGAGGAGGCGAGGCCATGAACGCGCCCATCTACCAGCCGTATGCCATCGATGGAATGCGCATCCTGCCCGTGCACGGCATCAAGGACGACGGCGCGTGCACGTGCGGAAAGGCATCTTGCGCGTCTCCGGGCAAGCATCCCGTCTTCGCAAACTGGACCAAGGCCGCTACCAGCAACGTGGACGCGCTCGCGGACATGTTCCGCGCGGCTCCGGTGCTGGCGAACTACGGATGGGCCCTCGGGCCGCAGGACAACGGCGATTCGGTCTGCTGCATCGACGTTGACGACTTCGCGCGCTTCGCCGAGCTCGTGGCCAAGGCCGGCGAGCTTCCGCCCACGCGTGCATCCGACACCGGGCGCGGCAAGCAGCTTTTCTTCGTGCTCGCCAAGGGTCAGGACCCGAAGCGGATCAAGGCCGGGAAGCCCATCGACGGTAAGCCCGGCGTGGACCTCAAGTTCACCGGCGGCATGGTCGTCATCCCGCCGAGCAAGCACCACTCAGGCAGGCACTACGCGTGGGCCAACGACCTCCCGTTCGCCGAGCTCCCCGAGTCCTGGTACCAGCTCATCGCCAGCCCGCTGCGGCTGCTGCCGAAGCCGCACACGGTTGAGCGCATCTCCGCATCGAGCAAGTACGTGGAGCGCGCCATCGAGGGTGCGGCGCGGGACATCGCCTCGACTCCTGACGGCGCGAGGAACACCACCGCGTTCACCAAGCTTACCTACGCCATCAAGCTCGCGAACGGAGCCGGCCTCTCTTCGTCGCAGTTCGACGGCATGTTCCTCTCCGCCATGGCGGCGTGTGGGCTCGACCGGAACAACGAGCACGAGACCGTCTTGCGCAACGCCAAGAAAACCGCCGGCTCTGACTGCGTCTACCCTCCCGACCGCCCAAGCTGGGTCGCCAATGTGGAGCCCGAGCCGGCGGCTGCGGCTGCGAACTGGACCGACTCGGTCAAGCTCGACAAGCACAACAGGCCAGAGAAGACCGTCTCGAACCTGGTCCTGTTCCTCGAGCACGCCCCGGCCATGCGCGGGAAGCTACGATGGAACCTCATGGCCAAGCGTATCGAGGCCGGGGCCATGCCATGGTCGCGCGGCTCTCGTCACGACTGGGACGACGTCGACGAGATCGAACTCCAGGTCTACGCCCGCGAGCAGTGGGCCGCGGACTGGTCCAAGGAGACCGTGGCCGCCGCAGTGCTCGCCGTCGCCAACCGGCACGAGTTCCACCCTGTTCGCGAGTACCTCGACGGCCTGACCTGGGACGGCACGCACCGGCTCGCGGCGTGGCTCACCACGTACGCCTCAGCGGCCGATTCGGAGCTGCACCGGGCCTACGCCCGAAAGACTCTCATCGCGCTCGTGGCGAGGGCGTACAGGCCCGGCTCCAAGGTTGACACGATGCTCATCCTCGAGGGCGACGGCGGAGCGCAGAAAAGCCAGCTCGTGGAGGCCCTCTGTCCGGTGGCGGACGGGTTCGCGTCCATCAACCTCGACGTCGGGCTCATCGACAAGTCGAACCGGGTACAGGACGCCATCAGCCGGATCTGGATCGGGGAGGTCGCCGAGGTCGATCGCTGGTTCTCCTCGCCCCAGTCCTGTTCGCTCGCCAAGTCGTTCCTCACCACCAACTCGGACCACTTCCGGCGCAACTACGCCACGCACACCAAGCACGAGCCGAGGCAGTGCGCCTTCATCGGAAGTACGAACCAGTACCACTACCTACGCGACGAGACTGGCAACCGCCGCTTCTGGCCCGTGCGCGTCGGGCGCTGCTACCCGGACCGGCTCATCGCAGACCGCGACCAGCTCTGGGCCGAGGCCGTGGCCGCCTACCGTGCCGGGGAGTCCTGGTGGCTCACTGGGGAGCTCGAGGCCGCTGCCATCGACTCGCAGGACGAACGCTTCGAGGCCGACGTCTGGGAGAAGCGCATCGCCGAGCTCGTCGCATCGACCGCTCCAGGAGGCGCGAAGGGCTGGTCCACGTCCGCCATCCTCGCAGCCATGGGGCTCGAACTGGCCAAGGTCGGACTCCCGGAGCAGAGGCGCGTGGGGGCCGTGATGCGCCGGCTCGGGTACGAGAACAGGAGAACGAGCCATAGCGACCGCGCTCGGGTTTGGATCCCGCCAAGGCCCACTACGACCCCACTAGGGTCCCACTAGGAAAACACCCCAAAAACATCGGTAAAGCCCGCTAGTCCCACTAGACACCCCTAAAGAGGCATTGGGAATTGAGAGAGAGAAGAAAGACGTGCGCGCGCACACACTCACGGGCCCGCGCGCGAGCCCGCGTTAGGGGTCCTAGTGGGCTAGTGGGTACAGTGGGATTACCGACGTTTTTGGGGGGCCACTAGGGCGTCTAGTGGGTCCAAAAAGGTAACGAGAGGTAACCAATGGTAGACAAAACGTTGTGTGAGTGTGTGCTCTGCGGTCGCACACTGGAGCCAAAAGACGCAATGTTTGCGTGGTGGCTCAACCGGGCTTCGGACGTCGTCGAGACCGCCGGCCTGTACTGTCGCGGGAGGTGCGCCCACCTCGCCGACGCTGGCCCGCGCCTACTCCTGGACGTCCACGCGGAGACTCTCCCGCGTGAGATCCGCCGCATCCTGCTCCAGTACCCAAACTGGACCGGGGAAGCGGCGCGCAAGGCTGCGCTGACGGCGCTGGCTATGAACGAAGATGGAGAGTGGTTGTGAGTAACCGCGCAGTCACACGCGCGCGCAGCCCCGGAAAGGACCCGCGCACAGAGGAGGCCTTGCGCGAATGCATTGCCCTTATGACCTCGGGGCAGTGGGTGACCGGGGCCAGCACCACCGCGCTCGCGGCCAAGTACGGAGTGTGCGTCGACACGGTCCAGAAGTGGGGCGCCGAGGCAAGCCGCTACATCACCCGCGCCCTCGGTGACCACGATGAGATCCGTGCCCGCTGGACGGCGCAGCTCGAATCGCTGCACTCGGAGGCTCGAGCGTCGGGTGAGTACGCCGCCGCCGTGTCCGCCATCGCCACCGCTGCGAAAGTCACGGGCCTGGACAAGTCGGGCGGCACCACGGTCAACGTGGGCGGCTCGCTCGTGGGTCATCCCGAATACGAGCAGCTAAAGAGCATGGTGCGCCGCGTGATGGAGCGGTTCCCGGAGACGGTGGCGGCGTTCCGCGAGGAGTGGGATGCGCTGAGGATGGACGAGTGACCGCCACCGCGCGCGACTGGGAGGAGCTGCTGCGGGGCCCGCGGTCCTATTCGGTCCAGGCGCCCACCGAGCGGCAGGCCGTGTTCTTGGCCTCGACGGCGCGTGAGGCGCTATTCGGTGGCGCTGCTGGCGGCGGCAAGTCGAGCGCGCTACTCATGGCCGCGCTCGAGCACGTCCACGTGCCGAGCTATGCGGCCTTGGTCCTGCGTCGAACGTACGCAGACCTCGCGCTTCCGGGCGCCATCATGGCCCGGTCCCACGAGTGGCTCGCGGGCACCGACGCGCAATGGAACGGCACCGACAAGCGGTGGACTTTCCCAAGCGGCGCCACGCTGTCCTTCGGCTACCTCGACACGGACCGGGACCGCTTCCGCTATCAGGGCGCTGAGCTCCAGTGCCTATGCTTCGACGAGGCGACCCAATTTCCCGAGGCTTGGTACCGCTACCTGCTCTCGCGCCTACGCAAGCCAGCCACGGGCGAGCTCTCACGTGTGCCGCTGCGGTCCAGGCTCGCGACCAACCCGGGCGGCGTCGGTCATGAGTGGGTGCGGCGTAGGTTCGTGGAGTCGACGGACCCGGAGCGCATCTTCGTGCCGTCGCTGCTCAGCGACAACCCGCACCTCGACCAGGCCGCCTACCGCGCGCAGCTCGACCTTCTCGACGCGCACACGCGGCGGCAGCTGCTCGAGGGCGAGTGGGTCAACGATCCGGGCGGCCTCGTCTACCCGTTCGACGAGGCGCGCAACGTCGCCGATGCTGCTCCGCCGCTGACGCAGTACGTGCTCGGCATCGACTTCGGCGTGGTCGACGCCACCGCGTTCACCGTGTTGGGCTGGGCCGCGCATGACCCGACGGTTTGGATCGTCGAGTCCTACGGCCGCAGCGGGATGTCACCGAGCGACGCAGCCGACGAGGTCCGCGCGCTCATGGAGCGGTATCGGTTCGAGCGCATCGTTGGCGACGTGGGCGGGCTGGGCAAAGCATTCGCCGAGGAGATGCGCAGCAGGCACTCGCTGCCCATCGAGGCGGCCGAGAAGCACAACAAGCGCGGCTATCAGTCGCTCATGGTCGGCGACCTGGAGCGTGGACGGATCCGGGTGATACGTGCTACATGCACGCAGTTGCTCGACGAGTGGCGCGAGCTACCGTGGACCGAGGACCGCTCACGGCAGGCGGAGGGATTCGAGGACCACGCGGCGGATTCTGCGCTCTACGGATGGCGAGCCGCTCACGCCTTCCTCGAGACGCCTCGGGCGACGGCGCCGAAGCCGGGCAGCAGAGAGGCCGAGCTCGCCGCGTTCGAGGAGCGGCGGCGGAAGGCGACCGAGGACCGTGAGCGCGAGTTCTGGCAGCGGGCCAGTGGGGAGGGCGAATGGTGGAGGCGATGACCGTGCGGCCATACGACCGCGAGACCGACGAGAACGCCGTGGTCTACATGTGGCTGAAGAGCTACGCGCAGTCGCAGTACGGGCGCGACCGCAAGGCCGACAAGGCCAATACGCCCGGTGAGCTCGCCTATTGGGTGACCCACCGTGACGTGGTGCTCCGGCTACTCGAGGAGCACGGCGCCCGTGTCGTGTGCGACCCTGACGACACGACGACAATCTGGGGTTGGGCCTGCGTCGACCCCGTCGAGCTCGCTGTCCACTACGTGTCGATCAAGCGGCAGGCGGCCAAGCTCGGGTTCGTCCCCGAAATCTGGGAGGCGCTCGTGGGCGACCTCGTCGGCGAGCCGTGCGTGGTGACTCACGAGCTGGTCGAAATGAAAAGCGACCCGTGGCGCAAGGCCGGCATCACCATGCCGGCGCAATGGTACCGAGAGGAGATGGCAGCATGAGCAACGACAGCAAGAATCAGGGCCCGAGCTTCAAGTGGGCGCTCATCAACGGGCAGATTCCTGTGGACGGGAAGCCGTTCGGCGAGCGCGCGAACGTGTTCCTGGCCGAGGACGGATGGACCATCACCGCGCCGGCTCCGGGCGTCGTCCGGCTCAAGAAGGGCCCGTGCGACGTGACCCTGTTCGGCCATTCGGTGGCGCTTCAGGCGTAGCCTGCATGCAACTGTTGGCAGACTGCATGCGTGCATGGTACAACTCGCGTTGTGAAGCGGGGAGTTTTCGGAATGCTCGCGCAACTGCGGGCCGAAGGTGTCGCTGAGGCGACGTTTCATCCTCCTCCCGTGGGGAAGCCTATCGGTGCGCTTGCTGGCGTGACGTTCTTCCCTCCTGTTGCCGCACCGTCGCAAGACGTGCCATCAACCCAGCCAGTAGAGACCGAGGCGAAGGCCCTGCGCGACCAGCGCATGGTGGCCCTTGCCGCGGCCGGTGGGTTGAGGCGCTACGTTGACGATTGACGGCCTTTGGAACGAGGCGCCGAAGGGCTCCGTCCACGTCGAGCTCCTGCGCGTGTTCCGCCACGTGCTCAAGGAGTCCGAGTGGCAGCGCGACGCCGACGAGTACCACGCGGCCCTGTACTGCGGCACGCAGCAGAGCGCGGGCGTTCGTGAGAGCGCGTCGCGTGCAAACTACAGGTATGGCCCGGCTCAGCTCCCGTACAATATCTGCCGCAACGCCGTAGACACGCTGACGGCGAAGGTGGGCAAGCACCGGCCGCTCCCCGAGGTCCTCACCAGCCGCGGGAACTGGTCGCAGCAGAAGCGGGCTCGCAAGCTCTCGCAGCTCATCGACGGCGCGTTCTACAGGTGCCGCGTCTTTGAGAAGCATGCAAAGCGCATCATTCGCGATGCCTGCGTGCTCGGCCGCGGGGTGCTCAAGGTCTACGAGCTGAACGGCGAAGTCTGCGCCGAGCGCGTCTACCCGTGGGAGCTGCACTCGGACCCGTGGGATGCGCGCTATGGCGAGCCGCGGAACCTGTACCACTGCCGTCAGATGGACCGCGCCGTGTTGGAGCGGCAGTTCCCGAAGCTGAAGACGGCCATCGTCGGCAAGCATATCGACGACCGCGCGCTCGTCATGGGCGAGGAGTCGACGGTGCAGCGCATCGACGTGCTCGAGGCGTGGCACTTGCCGAGCGGTCCCAAGGCCAAGGACGGGCGCCATGTGATCTGCGTCAACGGCCTCACGCTCGTCGATGAGTCGTGGGACGAGGATTCGTTCCCGTTCGCGGTCCTGCACTACAGCGACCCGTTCACGGGCGACTCTGGGCAAGGGCTTGTTGAGCAGCTCGAGGGCTACCAGTACGACCTGAACCTCATGGCGAGCTATGTCTCGCAGTCGTACAAGATGCTCGGCGGGACCATCATCCTGGTCCCGGACAACGCCAAGATTACGGACCAGCAGTTCCGCAACGGCGTTGGGACGATTCTCTATCACCAGCCGGGCGGCAAACCGGACGTGTTCCAGCCGTCGCCGATCCATCCCGCGGTCTACAACCGGCAGCGCGAGCTTCGCGATGATGCGCTGGCTGACTCTGGCATCTCGCAGATGTCCGCCATGTCTCAGAAGCCTGCGGGCGTGACCGCTGCGGTGGCGCTCCAGGCGCTCGACGACATCGAAACGGAGCGGTTCATCGTCTTCGGCCGCGCCTATGAGTCGTGGTGCCTCGACGTGGCCCGGCTCGTCATCGCGTGCATTCGTCGCATCGCCGACCGCGATGGGGACTTCAGGGTCGAGGCGATGATCGGCGGCACCGGAAAGTCGCTCGTCGAGGTCAAGTGGAGCGAATGCGAGGTGGAGGACTTCACCTTGCGCGTGTTCCCGACGAGCCTGCTCCCGCAGCAGCTCAGCGCGCGACTCGACAAGCTCAAGGGCCTCTTCGACGGCGGCCTAATCGACCGCGCGACGTTCTTGCGGCAGCTCGATGCGCCGGACCTTGCCGCGGAGATGGACCTCGAGACGGCCGACAAGATGCTCGTCGACGAGCAGCTCGAATACCTCCGCGATGCCGAGGAGGACGACGAGCAAGCGCCGCTCATCGGGCCGTCGCCGTTCGTGGACCTGAAGTGGGCCGTGCGCCGCACGCAGCAGACGCTCAACCGCGCCGAGCTCGACGGGGCGCCCGAGTACGTCTTGGAGCGGTTCCGCGAGTACATGGCGCAATGCAAGGACCTGCTCGACAAGCTCGCGCCTCCCGCTGAGGAGATGGCGCCGCCTGCGGACATGGCGCCGCCTCCCGCGCCTCCGATGCCTGCCCCGGCAATGCCGCCGGGCGCGCCCATCCAGTGACCCAGCCGAAGGACCAAAAACGATGACCACGTGAGCGAAACAGCCGAAGCCATCACGTCGCCCGAAGCCGCACCCGAGCGAGCATCGACACCCGAAGCGCGCGCAGGCGCCGCACGCATCCGACTTGAGCGCGAGCTCTCCGAGTCGCAGCCCGAGCCTGCCCCGGAGGCGTCCTCGGATCCAATCCCGGATCCACCTCCCCCCGTCTCCGAGGCAGACTCGGACGGCGAGCCGGACAATGCCGCGCTGCTCAAGGCCAAGCAGGTACGGGCCGCGCGCCTCGCCTCGCTGCGCGCCGCCGAGCAGGAGCGCCAGGAGCGTGAGCGCGCGCGGAAGTTCAGCGAGTCACCCGAGGCCAAGCGGCTCAAGGAGCTCGAGGGCCTCGAAAAGCGATTGACCGACCCGCGTGAGATTTTCGCGCTGGCTCAGGAGCGCGGCCTTACCGCTGGGCAGCTAGCCGAGTATCTCAAGGAGTCGATCGAGACGCCCGAGAAGCTCGAGGCGAAGCGGATGAAGGCGGAGATCACTTCGGAGATCGAAGCCCTCAAGGCGCAGCTCGAGGAGGAGCGCCAGCAGCGCGCGGCCCTGGAGCGTTCGCGCGAGGAGGCCGAGGTCGCCAACGAGCTCATTGCCCGCACGGCGGCCGAGCGCAAGGTCGCTCCGTACAGTGCAAGATACATGGAGCGCGTTGGGCGCGAGGCGTTCATCCAATACGCCGAAAAGGTCGCCCAAGTGATGCCCGAAGGATGCGGCATCGAGGCGCTGCACGATGCGATCGAAAGCAACCTGGAGCAGCTCGCCGTGATTTACGGCGGCGAGAGCTCGCCCACCAAAACCCAGCCAATCCCGACACACGCCGCAGCCAAGGCGCCCACCACCATCACCAACGCGCTTGCTGCGACACGAGCAACTGTAGGCGACGAAGAGGCTGAAGCCGATGGCCCTCGTCCGAGCCTTGAGGAGCGAATCCAGCGAGCGCGCAAACGGGCGCGACTGGCCTGAATGAGCCGGTCGCGCGTGGAGCGCGATCATGACTGCTGCAAAGTCTCCCGACTACAAGTATCTCCGCGAAATCTGGGACGATAAGGACCTGGCTCAGGCCGTTCTCGAGGCGTCCCCCACCATCGGCCTCCTCCCCAAGGACGAGTCGTTCACCGAGAAGAAGCGCTACATCACGGTCGGCTACGGCTCGCCGCAGGGTGTCGGCGCGACGTACACGGGTGCGAAGTTCGCCAAGAAGGCGAGCCCCGCGGCCGAGTTCGCGATCGAGCACAAGCACTATCACGCGACCTTCAGCATCGACGGCTTCCTGTTCCGTCAGGCGAAGTTCGGTGGCAACAAGGCCGTGCTCCTCGACCCCATCGAGCGCGAATCGACGCGCATCATCGAGCAGGTGAAGCGCGACTTCTCGAAGTTCATCCACGGCAACGGCGGCGGCTCCCTCGGGCGCCTCACCGCCGGCACCACGGTGAGCTCGACCACCGGTGTGCTCACGAACCTGCTCGACGGCCGGTTCTTCGAGCGGGGCATGCTCTGCACGCTCAGCACGGCGGACGGCACGACGGGCAGCGAGAAGGCCGGCTATATCGAGGTCTCTTCCGTGCAGGACGATGGATCGACGTCGCAGGTCATCTTCACCGGCAACATCAACGCCGGCATCCCCACCGCGGCGGCCTCTGACTACGTGTTCCGCTACGACACGTTCGGCTCGGTCATGGCGGGCATCGGTGGATGGCTCCCCAACTGGTCGAACAGCTCGCTCCCGGGCACGTTCAAGGGCCAGGACCGTAACCTCAACCCCCGCCGGCTCGCCGGCAACGTGGTCGCTGCCACGACGCTCTCGCCTCGCCAGGCAGTGCTCCGTGCGGCGCGCGTCGTGAGCGAGGCCGGTGGCAAGCCGGACCTCTTCATCTGCTCCACGGCCTTCTGGGAGCTGCTCGCCAACGAGCTCCAGGCCGCGGGCTCGCTGTCGTTCGACAAGGCGCCGGCCGAGAAGATCGGCGGCATGAACTTCGGCATCTCCTACGATGGCATCAACGTGATGGGGCCGCGCGGTCGCATCATGGTGGTCGCCGACCCGGACATGCCGAGCGGCACGGCCTGGATGCTCACGAAGTCCTCGTGGGTCATCGCCTCAATGGGCCCGCTCGTCCACTGGAACCACCTCGACAACGGCAAGAACGACCAGGGCGGCGGCATGCTCGAGGACGGCGCCGATGCTGTCGAGTTCCGCCTCGTGAGCGATCACGAGGTCATCTGCAAGAACCCCTTCGTCAACGCGCGCGTGAGCGTGGCGGCCTGAAAGGACTAAGAACATGGCAACCGACCGCGCAATTCTCAAGCAGGTCCAGACCGCGCAGCTCGAGTCCACGGGCGCGAGCGACGGCGAGGGCGAAATCAAGAAGACCCACTACCGCACGTACACCGTCCTCATCGACGATGCTGCGACCGCGGGAACGGCCGTCACCGAGACCGTCATCGCGCGTGTTCCCGTCGCCTCGCGCGTCGTGTCCGCGTACATGTCGAGCCCCATCGCGGTGACCGCGCACGACACCAACTACGCGACCGTGACGCTCGCCAAGCGCACCGATGGCGGTGGCTCCACCACCGTCGGCAGCGAGACGACGCAGACCAGCGGCAGCGGCGGCACCGGGAACATGACGGCCTTCGCGCCGTACGCCATCCCGCTCGTCGCGGCGGCGGTCGACCTCGCGGCGGGCGCCTCGCTCACCGTTGCGGTCGCCAAGGCCGCGTCCGGCGTCGCTCTCACGGCCGCCACCTCGACGTTCAACGTCCAGGTGACCGTTGAGGAGATCTGAACCGTGGCGACCTATCCGATGCTCCACACGGAGCGCACCAACGCGCAGGACAAGCACAACCTCACCATCCAGGTGACGTTCGGCTCGTCCGTGGTCGCGTCGTACAAGGGCCAGTCCCTCGCCATCGAGCGAAACAGCGCTGGCAACTACGACTTGACCCTCCCCATGCCGTACCTGAAGGTCCTCTCACTTGGGCAGGGCTGGAAGCGTGCGAGCGGCGTCATCCTCCAAGCTCGGCTCGTCGACGCGTCCGCCATCGGGACCACCGGCGTGCTCGTCTTCGAGACCGTCGTCAACGCGGGCACTGCTACGGACCCCAGCGATGGGGACGTGCTCTACCTCACGGTGGGCGTCACGCAGGACCCGCTCAACGACGAGTACGGCGGTTGACCGTGAAGGGCCTGGCCAGCGTGCTCGGCCCGAAGAAGGGCAAGGGCAAGGAGTCGGAGGCGCCTATCGCTCCCGACTCCTCGCCCGACCTCTTCGACGGCTGTGCGTCTGAGGTCTACTCGGCGCTCCAAGACAAGGACGAGGACGGATTCAAGGCCGCCCTCAAGAGCGCGATCGAAGCCTGCCACGGCGACGATAGCGACGACGAGTGAGGTTTAGGGATGCCGCTCACACGCTCCATCGATGACATGGTGTCGGACGTCCGTTTCATTGCGGACTGCCGCGGCACGACCGGCGTGGAGCGGCATCCCGATGCCGACTTGTTCAACCTCGTCAACCGAGGAATCGCCGAGCTCCACCGCGAGCTCACCGCGATGATTCCCGACCAGCGCGAGCTCGGCTCCACCACCGTTTCGATGAGCGCCGGCACGAGCACGTACGCGCTCCCGAGCGACTTCTTCGCGCTCATTTCGCTCTACATCGACGCGAACGGCGAACGCTTCTGGCCTAAGCAATTCCTGCCCTCGGAGCGGTCCGCGCTCACCAACCCGCAGGACATCTACACGGGCATTCCGTACACGTACCGCATCGAAGCTGCGCAGATCGAATTCCTGCCCATCCCTCAGAGCACGTACACGGCGACGGTCTACTACGCGCCGAACCCGTCCACGCTCACGACCGGGCAGACCATCGACACCGTCTCGCGCCTCGATAGCTACCCCGTCTGGTACGCGGCCAAGGAGGTCGCCAAGCGCGACCGCATGTGGGACCTGCACGACCGCTGCACGCAGGACCTCGCCGCGCTCCGTGGCGATATCGCGTACGTCGCACGTCAGCGTGACCGCAACGAGCCGCCGCGCATCACCCAGTCGCTCGCCATCGACCGCTTCGGGCGCATCCGATGAGCATCCCCACCAGCGAGCTCCGCGTCATCGAGACGGACGGCACCCTCCGCCGCGCCAGGTCCTCGGTCACGCGCCGGCCCGTCATCACCACCGAGGAGGTCGGTGACGTCGAGGTCCTCGCTCGCACCCTGGCCTCGCACTCTCGCGACATCGAAACGCTCCAGCGCGTCTCGCCCCGGCCCCGCGTCATCTTCCGCGTGCTCGTCGAGACTGGCGGCGCCGGCTACATCACCACGCAGCTCGGCCACGGCCTCGGCGCGAACGTGGTCGTGCGCCTGGACAGCACCGAATCCAGCTACGCCGGCACCCTCGCACCGGCCATCAACTACCGCACGGACCTCTCCGACGACACCACGGCGACGGTACACATCGCGCAGTCGGCGACGGTCGAGTATGTGGCCGTCCTCAGCGTAGAGGCGGTATAGCCATGGCGGAGATATTCATCCCGTTCGCCGGTGGCATCGACGAGTCGACGCAAGAGCAGCTTGTCGACCCGAAGACCGCCGTTCTCTCGCTCTCCAATCTGACGCACATCAAGCGCGGCGCGCTCTCCAAGTCGCCCGGCACCGTCACGGCGCCGTATACGCTCGTGGACCTGGACGCGGCGGCCATCACCTCGGGTCGCTGCATTGACTCGCTCGGCGACAAGCTCGTGGCCGTCGACACCGGGCGCAAGGTCCGCGTGTGGTCGCCCGCATTCGCGGCATGGGCCGAGGTCGGTGAACTCCCAGAGTGCACCGTGACGCGCAGGCCCATCGCCGGCACCGCAAGCGACACGCCGTATGTGTTCTCGGTCTACAACGCCAATGCCGACGTCATCGTGGTGGCATGGGTGCAGCAGGGCACCACCGCGTCGGCCAACATGCTGCACACGGCCGTAATCGAGCGCACGACGGGCGCCACGCTCGCGACGTCGACCGTCACCAATACGAGCCACTGCCGCATGGTGTCGTGTGGCGATAACGTCGTGGTGGTTTTGCTCAACAACTCGGGCAACCTCGTTTCGTACTACCTCGACGCGACCAATCCCACCGC